CCTTTCTCCACGCGACAAATTATCGAAGTCAAATTCCTTTCCGTACATGGTAATCTCAACTTCAAGGTCGCTCTTAAATTTTACCAAATGTGGAAGTCCTATGTCAGCTAGGTAATGAGCAAGCCTATGATTTAGAAATGCTAAGTTTTGATCAATTATTTTTTTACGAATAAAAGAATCTTTGTTAGTTAACAGCTTCATTAGGAAGTCTTGGTGGTCACGCAATTTTACTAATGTATTTAACTTAGCAAAATCAATTTCTTGCAGACCATCTTTACGTAAGACTTCAATTTGATCTACAAACGGATTTGTGGATTCTAGTTCAATACTTAGATTATTACCCAGTGCATCCAATGTCGATTTATGATTATATGCAGCATCAACGGTATTATAATATGTTGTAGGCAATGCAGGAATAATAGATGCCACGGATTCTGTGAGAGTTTTAACCTCGTGCCGCTTTGCCGATTTTTCATTCAATCGCCTAATTGCATCAGTATGGTCCGTGAGATCCTCATCATGTAGCTTTTTATGTGTCTCTGCATCCATTGGTTGGTTGCACTTAGGACAAATATCCGCAGAATAACTACTTAAATTTTTCTCTAAGCGCACCTTTATTCTTGTAATCTCGATAACTTCTTTGTCCAGACCACTAAGTTCTTTTGCCAAGGATCTATACTCAGCAGTTAGGTCTTCAATTTCTTTCTTAGATTTATGTAATCCAATTTCAGAATCAATATCTACGTTGAGAAGTTCCATAATAGATGTCTGGAGCTTTTCTATTTTTTGTTTCCGTGTGCGATCCCACGACGCCGATTTTGTTTCCAGTGTCGAAATATTCGCTTCAATTCTCTTATTTGCTTCTGTGGCGGCCGATATGCGGAACTCTTCTTCCTTGATCTCATCTTTTGTTACCTTAGATTCCTCTCTAAGCTTATCTGCCTTTTCCGAGAGCTTAGTTATTCCAAGCAACTGTTCTATAATAGCTCGTTGATCGTTTGTGCGCAATGCAAGAAATGGCTCAACATAGGTATTTAAGGCAACTACGTGTTTAAACATCTCATGTGAAATGCCTATAATCCGTTCAATCTCAAGTTGCGTAAAACGCCCTTCGCCCTGTGATTCGTCTTCTCCCGTGTCCTTTTCAATTCCGTCCTTAATGAATTTAAAAACGCCAGGCTTACGTCCACGCTCAATTGTATAATTAATTCCATTAACCTCAAAGGTTAATGTGACCAACATATTTTTCATGTTAGTCTTATTGATTAGATTATCTTTCTTAATGTTTGTTAACGCAGATCCGTAGAGAGCGTAGCTAAGTGCATTCACGATAGTAGACTTACCAACACCGTTTCTATTATCGTTCCCGCCAAGATCAAGGTTTTCACCCAGGACAAGAACCAGATCGTTGCTACTAAAATTTATTGACTGAGTAACATTTCCAATACTCATGAAATTTTTTATTGTTAAACCATTTAAGTTTAATGCCATTATGTATTAGAGCCCATTGTAAATTTCGATAAGCAATTTTGTCTCAAAGGAATCACTTTCGATATTTGTTAATTGTTCAATAACTATCTGATCGACCGTTTTGAATGTTATATCTCCAGCATAATCTTTTGATAACTCATCATCTTGATTCTTAACAAGTTTGAATTCTCGAACATTATATTGAGATAAGAACGTTTCTCTTAAGAAACTTGCCTCTTCATATGTGATATCAGCATCTAACGTCACCTGAAGATATGTCTTTGGTTTTAGATAAATGTCTGGATTTTCTAAAAGTGCAGTAAGGTTGATGCTAATAAATCGTGGTCCGTCTGTGTAATCTAAAAATACAGGCTCCTTATCCCACTCTAAGAACATTGCGCCGCGCTCAAAGTCCCAGACGTCAGAATAATTATGTCCAAAGGGATTACCGATATAACTAATCTTACCCTTTGTTTGTCTCTTATGAAAGTGACCAGAAAAGACATATTCCTGGTGTTCAAAGTGTGTGGCATTAAGCGTTCCATGATCCGGCATATCCAGCATTGCGTTCATTTTGAAGCCGGGAAGTTCCAAATGCCCAAATAGATATTTTGATTTTATGGAAGTATATTCTTTCCACTCATCTTCAATTAGCCACGGAATTAGAGCAACATCACCCTTAACTATAGGAGCATCAACTAATACAATATTAGGAAATTCGCTACCCACAACCATAGAATGTATGTCACGTTTTTCTCTATAGAAGAGATCGTGATTTCCTACCATAACATAGCTTGTATTAAAAGCAGCGTTAAGTTTCCTTAACGCTTGCATAGTGTAATCAAGGGTCAAAATATTAATATTTGACCGGTGGTGGTGCCAATCACCCATAAAGATACAGGTTTCGGCGCCATACTTACGTGCTTCTTCTATTAACCAATCAAGAAAATCTAAGCAATCTTGATTATGTTCCTTTGAATTATGACGTAAACCGAAATGAATATCTGTAAAGACTACACATTTATCAAACAGTTTAGTGTTCATCTTTCGCTGAATCCTGTGCATCTTCTCTTAGTCTACGAATCTCTTCTTCTACTGCTAACTGGCGTGAGAAGCTTGGGCTTGCACCGCTATCAATTAACAAGTCATCGCGAAGATCTTGATTTTTCTTTTCTAAGTTAAGAACACGAGTAAAGCTGTTTGAAACACTAGCAGTGTAATACGAGAATGGATTGTCAGATTTATATTCGTCAAACTGTAATCCCATCTGTGCAAGTTGCAATAACGCCTGTCCCTTCATTTCATCAAGGTATGTATAACCGCGCCAATTGCCTCGTTGTGCATATTTGTTTACCATTAGGATGAACATCTTAGCAAGCTTGTTTGTAATGGAACCACGTTCAAGATTGAATTTACTATTCTTTGAATGTGATCGGCCAACCTCTTTCTCAACACCGTTTTCAATTATGAAATGTTTGAAGGGATAGAAATTCAACTTCATATAACTATCAGCTTCGCTCTTAGGATTTTTCTTACGGCCCGGCGCAAGCGGGATATGATCAAATCCTAAAACACGAAATACTAGGACATCAACTGAGAGTGTGTCTGGCTTAATCTTAAATTCTGCGAGTCTTGGTTTGTCAGCCTTTGAAACGTTTGGTTTTGCAAGTAAGGCAGCCTCATAGGCTGTAGCTGCAATTCGTGCCGCACGAGCAATCTTTGCTTTTTCTTGTACTTCAGGCAGAAAAATTTCAGCAACACTTTCAACAATTACGTCATAGTCGCTGTACTTTGGATCAATGTATTCGCAAAAAGAATTCTTACTACGGTGAATTTCTTTAAGCATGTCTTTGTTGTTTAGGTAGTTAATCTTTTTAACGGGCGCTATGACAACAATTTCGGGTGCTTCGTTACCTTGGTCATCTTCTATTAGCATTTCTTCGTTCAGGTTTGGGGACATTAATGTCTTCTCCTCTAGGGTTTCGCAAAGTGTAACATACACAAAGCATTTCGTCAACGATATCAGTATAAAAGCACCACTTTATGACCATGATAAATAAGAAGATAGGAGGACTTCTAATGCAACAACAACAAGATCAAAGAGCACGCTTACAACCAAAATCTGGTCGGGATGAGTCTTTATCCATTTTGGGTCCAAAAGATAAATCAAATATTCTATTTCCTCTCTATCAGACAGGTGGTGTCCTTTTTCCATATACTCCATCAATTACGACTGGCTCGGTAACTGAATATGATACAACACCCTTCATCCATTCAAACTATAATTACAATTCATATGTTAGGTCTTACCCAAAACCAATAGGCATCGCAGCTCAATTTACAGCACAGTCGAATGATGAAGCATTGTATTTATTAGCGGTTATCCACTTCTTCCGGTCCGTAACGAAATCTTATTTTGGTATTAATCCGTACAATAAAGCCGGAACCCCTCCGCCGACATTAGTTTTTAACTACCTTGGCGAATATCAGTTTAATAATGTGCCTGTTGTTGTAAAAAGTTTTGATTATACACTTGAATCAAATATTGATTATGTTGCAGTTGATACAGTGCAGAATCAAATTTATTCTGCCAACATGGGCGTAAGTCTACCGGCAGCAAATTCCGGTGGTTATACATGGGTACCAACACATATAAATGTTAATATCGAATTAGAAACTCAATACATTCCAATTCAACTACGAAATCAATTCAACCTTGATGAATTTAGATCGGGTAAACTTGTT